AGGTATCATATAAGATCTCATGTAATGGTATCTGTTAATAAGCATAGAACGCATTGCCTTAATACCTTCATCTGCTCTTTCTTTTAATATAACAGCATCTTGTGTATTACCTCTAAACATCAAAGCATAAAACATAGCAGAGTCTACAACAACATGTTTAAACCTATCTGGTATTACCATTGTATCACCATGTGCAGATAGATCACTTTGAAATACATAGTAATCAAAAACTAATGTGTATGCCTGATCAGGTGGTTCTACTAAACCATACTTTAAATCAGGTCCATGAAAAACAAAACGTGGCAATGCACGTTGCTGACTTGTTGCATATTCCTGATCTACATATTTTTCTAAATACTCATCATAAGTTATTATTGCTAGTTTTCTAGTGTCATTTCCTAACGTAGCATTTTCTTTAATCCTAAATGATTCAAAGTCAATTAACTTTGCATCTGTTGGAAATGCATAACGTGTAGTACCAGCAACTAATGTTTGTTCTTTTTCTGAATGATTAAAAGGCCACTCGTATTCACTCTCATTAATATAACGTATACCTGAGTTAACTGCATCTTTTGCATGTGCATAAAAACCTGTAGCTGAAGCAAAGTTAGAGCTAGTAAGCTCCACCTCGTTCAGCCTTTTATTTATATCATTTACTAATGTTAAAAATGTTGTAGCCATAGTATATCCCTAAGTAGAAAGGGGCAGGTTTATCCCACCCCTTTCACATGTGTTACGCGAGTGTATCACGATCCACTTCATCTGCACCTACTGTGCCTATGTCATCAACGTCTAGCAATAATGCAAAGACACGGATAACACCAGCCGTTGTAGTTCCAGTTTGTGCCTGAATCAATACGTCAAGCGTATCAGCAGTTGCACCAACAGTTAGAGGGCCGTTACCAGCACCCACACTGTAAGCACCTGCTGATGCAGCGTCAAAGTCAAAACCATCAACGTATGCGTCAACGTCAACTCCTGTTACACCTAGATCTAATGCACAGTCAGTAGAAGTACCAGCATGAACTGTTGTTACTTCAAAACCAGCATCTAGAATCATGGTATTAGCAGGAACTGTAATTGCTTCAATAATATCAGCAGCAGCTAGTGCTGTGCCTTTAGCGGTAGCAGCAGCACCGAAGTCGATACTATTTTGCACAAGATAAGGGGTTCTTCCTCTAGGGCTATTGCCTCTAGCTGACGAAGATAATGTTGTAACTGTAGCCATTATTCAGTCTCCCTTATACTAAGTTATACAGAGCAGTAGAGATTGCTTCTGGTCGAAGAATCTTACGCCCATACAAATGCATTCCTCTGACAATGTCAGCGAAGCTATCAGGATCACGATAGGTTTCTGTCTTGTTAATCTGTTCAGCAGTTGCCACAGCAGATGAATGTCCAGAAACAATCACACCGTAGTTGCTGGAGTTTGTACCACCAGTTGTTGATGGTCCTGTTCCTACAGCAGGAAGATTGTTAGACATGTACACCTTGAAACCGTGAAGATTATTCAAGATCAAACCATTTTGTAGTCCACTTCCACCGAAGTCACCATTTAGAAGACGAGAATCTTCATCTTTTAGTACTTCAATGAAAACTGGGTCAACAACAAGCCAACGGTTATTAGTGTCAACATTTTGCTGATCCAAGAGTCTAGCCATACGTGCCACTATTTGTAGTGGGTTTGCATTACCAGAACCGGGAGTAGCAGAAGTTGCACCACCAGCACGTGCTTGTATGCCGATTGAGTTACTTGCAGAACCACCAAACTCAGAAGCATCAATCTTCATTGAGGATAGTAATTCATCAGAACCAGCCGTTGATACTGCTTTAGCACCATTGACTGTATCATTTGCAGTGTCAGCTACACTGTGTAGTGCAGACTGTTTGAAACCAGAAAGGTAACCAAGTACGTCTTGGTCATACTGATCAGCTAGTCTGTAAGCTGCACGATCACTTGCAAGTTGCTGGAAGTTAATGTGCGAATGAGCTTCCTCAATGTCATCAACTTTAAATGCAAAGTAGTTTGCTTTGTCAATGGTCAGTGAGAACTCTTCATCATCCAGATCTTGTGGAGTGATTGTAGTACCACGTGCATATGATTTAACAGTGATCTCTGGTTCTTTGATCACTTTAACGCTATCGCCCATGTTGGCGATCTCACCAAAGTAATCGCTATTAGTAATAGCTTCAGTTATTGAAGCCTTACGAAAAGCTACTTGTACCTGCTTAGAGTAGATAATTGGTGAAAAATTACCATTAGGCAGGTTGCCGTAGCCTGTTGCGGTTGAAAATGCCATTTTATTTTCTCCTTATACGACATCCCAATGCGTATCAAAACATATACGCTATGTTATCTACTTTAAGGGCCGATTACTAAAGAGGTAGTATATGTAAGGCCAACTACATATAGGCTCTTCTTATTCGGGTATCTTAGAAGTTTGGTGTAGCATTTGTGGGTAGTCTTTTGAAAAGGGCCACGTTACTACTAATTATGTATAGTTATATACACAATTATCTGTTTGTCAACACCTTTATCGTGCTGAACCAGATACGTCATAAATAAACTTACCGTTACGTATAGCTTCCATTATATCATCTGAATGCTTCTCATATTCTTTTGCAGACATACGTTGTACATCAGATTCTTTATATGAGTTGCCACTATCGTCACTGGCAGGTTTACTTCTTTTACCTTTAGTAGATACAGACTTTGCTGCATCCTTAGATGATGTTTTCTTTGCAGTTATGTTTCTGTCTGCTTTGTATAAGTCAATAGCTCTAGCAGCAGAACGTGCATCATTGTCATTTTCATACAGAGCATTCTGTACCCATTGTGGTTGTTCTTCTGCCCATGTGTGAAAGTCATCATCATTTCTTATATCGTCAAAGTCAGGGTGTAATTGTAGCAACTCTGTTTCTGCACGTTGCTTACTTACACTCTCTTGCATATCATTTAGAGCTTTTACTTTCTCCTCTAGACTAGCCTGTTGTTCAGCAGCTTTCTTAATAGCAATTGTTTCTACTATACCTGCAACATCAGGATACTCTTTAGCCCATGTTTCTATATCCTCGTCAGACTTAGGAAGTTTTATCTGCTTCTTAGTTGACTGCTCTAGTTGTGCTTTTAGATTGTTAATCTCTGCTTTTAATTCGTCTGTTTGCTTTTGCTGATGCCTACGTAGATCAGAATATCTTTTCTTAAAAGTTCTTTCTTCTGCATTCGTAGGTTCTTCTTCTACTTCTTCTGATGAGGCATCTTGCTTTTGTTCTTCGATTAACTCTTGCAGTTCTTCCTCTTCCTGTTTTAACTTTTCTTCTCTTGAGTATGGCCTAGATATAAACGCTGTTTTATTAGGTTCTACTTCTACTTGTGTTACGTCTGACATTTTATATTTCCTTTCGTTGGGGCTATGGTAGCCTTATTAGGGGCATAGGTAGCCAACACATGTGGTCTATTATCTTGAAGCTAGACCACTACGCTTCTTCTTTTTGTTTCGTTTTCTTTTAGGTATTAGTCCTCCTTTAAAAGCACCTGCTGCTTCAGCTTCTGCCGCTGCTTCAGCTTCTGCTGCTTCTGCTTCTGTATCTGCCATACCCATAGCAGCTTGTGCTTCTGCACTACTACCTGCTCCACCTACACCTGAACCGGGAGCATCTACGCCACCACCAATACCCACATCCTTACCGTAACCACCTGTAGGATCTGGTTCTGAAGTTGGCCCTACACTAAATGCTTTGTCAAATGCTTTTGCTTCTCTTTGTCTAGCTTTATCTATTGCATCTTTTGCATCTTTACCACCAATAACATCACCTGTTAGTGGATCTACAACGGTATTTGTTGATAAATCTACAGATAAAGGATTAGATATGCCACCAATAGTTCCCATAACACCAATAGTATCACCTCTCATTTCATCACTTGCACCAACAGAATCCATATAATCTCTTGTAGCTCTATCTGCTGCTCTTTCTAGATCTCTCTCTCTTTGTGCTGCTCTTTGTGCAGGAGTCATAGCTTTCATTGCTGCTTTTGCCTCATCTATAGCTTTAAAATCTCTATCTATACCTTTAGCTACTAAATCTCTTAGTGAAGTATCAATCATGCCTGTTTTTTTAGCTACTTCCTGACCTACATTACCTAAAACACCTCCTAAACCAGCAACACCCATACTGACAGCACCTTTTACCATACCTCTCATTGATTCAGGTATATCTACATCTGCTCTTTCACTCATGGTCATTTCACTAACACCTATGTCACCTATAGCAGGTCCACCCGGCATACTAGATCTTTCTTTTTTGGGCCTAGTTGTTTCTACTCTAGCTGATGTCTGTTGTGGTTGTGTTTCCATAGCCTTTGTTCTATTTTCAGGTGTGTCTAATATAAAACCCTGTTCTAATGGTGTCACTGGTTTTAATTCACCTGTTAAATTATCTCTAGATACTAGTT